AGATAAACACCATAGTGTCAATACCTGTGCAGTACATGTACAGCATGGCTTGACGAACATGGGACTGGAATGGTTGACGGATGCGCTTCCACATCTCATCAGGGTTACCTTCAGAATCTTTAAATATGTCGTAACTCTCAAACCGAATGGTACCCGCACCAACGCTCTTAATCTCAATGAGGAACGGCTTGTCCTTACCGTTGTTTACAATACCGTCAGCATGACCAAGGATATGGAACTGCTCGTTGGTTACTGGCACCTCACGGTAGACAGGGTTATGGGTTCCACATGATGGGCATTTTTGTGGACTCAAATCCACCCATTTGTGACCACAATTATCGTTCTTGCACTGCCATGTACCTTGAAGAACGCCAGCGTCACGGAGCCATCCCTGCCATTTAGCGTGGATCGCATGACCTTCTGCAAAGACGTTAAGTCGCTGGAATGCAAACTTCTCATCTTCTTTTTCGTAACCCTTGATGGTGTACCAAGACGAACGAGGGCACCAATCTTTTTTAGCAATCTCACTTGGATGCAAGTGTGCAGTGTCTCGTGTAGATGACAAGCGTTCCTTGATCAACTGAGCCTGCACAATAGGAAGCACCTTGCCTTTACTGGTGAGTGCCTTCTTATACTCCTGTAAATGCCACGGTGTTTCAGCCATCGTTTAGTCCTGTCATCTCTATGAAATCATCTTCGGTTAGTACCACGTATCGTCTGTTGTTTAAATCAAATTGTAAGACGGGAAGGCGGTCTTCTAGTATGGCACGCTCCACTAGTTCTGACAAGTCTTTATGTTTAAGAGTAATTTGTTTGGCGTTGGTAGTGAACTTGTTTTCAATCAAGATCTCGCTGGTGCGTACGTCATTCTTACGTAACCAACCTGAGCCTGAACCTGCGTTGCGACTTCCCTTGTAGGTCTTAGCACTTCGCTGTTCCTGCTTCTTGGAAGTCTTGTTGATGGCTTTGCGGTCGTCTCCGCCAAGGATCATTCAAGACCAAACTTTGTAAATACTTCTTTAGTGATCTTGTCACGCAGGTCAGCATCTTCACGGACTGCTTGAAGCACACCGTCTTTGCCTTGCCACTTCTGATCACCGTATGAGTAGTAAGCACCTGCACGAGTAATCAACTCGTAAGCAATTGCAATGTTGACAACATCCTTGGTGGTATCAAAATCACCACGGTTAAAGCCTGTGGTCTCTGCAAAGTAGTAGTCAACTACAGCAACTTGCTGTGGTCGGTACGTCTTGTTCTTCATAGTGCGAGCCTTGATGGTTTGACCTACGGTCTCGTCTTTGGCTTTGATCCACTCGTCACGCTTTACTTCAACACGGCAGAAGTAGTGGAAGTTCTTAGCCTTGCCACCTGGGGTTGTGCGGTTGTCTCCCCACATCACGCCAATCTTCTCACGCCACTGGTTAATCATGATGCCTGTGCACTGGCGCTCGTCATGGATGAGTGAGCGCTTTTGTGACTTGGAGGACTTGCGGAAGAACTTACCTGTGAGACGAGCACCGAGACCTACGGTGAACTCTTCCATCATCTTTTCTGATTCATCGCTTGGTACAAGCGCAGGAAGTGAGTCAATCACGATCATGTCAACAGCACGGTTGTCCAGTGTCTTGATAACAAGGTCATACACCTGCTCCATGATGTTGGATTCAACGACCCACAAACGATCAAGGTCTACGCCAATGCTCTTGGCATAGTCAGGTACATATTCCTCAGCCGCAATCCATAGCGCTGTGAAGTCTGGGTCAAGCGCTTGGTTAGCCGCAATTGTCTTATACGCAAGTGCGGTCTTACCTGATGATTCTTCACCAATGATTTCACTCCATTGATTAGCAGGCCACCCACCACCAAGCATAAGGTCGTACGCAAGGATGCCTGTGGTGATGCGTGGCATGAGTTCACGCACTTCGCTACCTTTAACAATGGCACCATCGCCGTACTTCTTGTTCATCGCATTGATGATTGAATTAAGTGACTCGTAGTCTGACATTTATGCTCCCCAACTGGATTGATCGCCTTGTGAAAACCTACCGTTCCAACCACACGAATAACAACGTGGGGCTGGCTGTGCTCCGTTGATCATACTGTTTGACCCACGACCTACACGACTAAATACATAGATACTTCCACACTCAGGACAAGTGTTATTACCTTCTTTACGAGCCGCTTCTCCACCTTTCCATAAACGCAATGCATCACCCATAGAGATCTGCTCTGTGGGGGCACGGCTTGGATCTAATACTTCTTGGTTATGAGAATGCTGTTGCACTGGTTGCGTTGCAGGGAATTGCAATGCAGGTGATGTCGGGGGTGTTGTGTAAGTACGGGTAGGAGTTGGTTTGTCTCCTGCGATCTTTTTACTCCACCAGTCACTCATAGTCTTCGTCCTCCAATAGGCTGTCCAACATTATTAGAATCTTTTCTGACTCTGCAAGTTTGTTTGTCAGAGCCATCCCATAGACAGTTAATACAGCGATTATCTCGTCTTTAGGGGAAACTAGTTTATCTGTTTTTTCTAAGTAATCCGCAAACCACTGCGCACCCTCTACTATTTCGTTGTAGGTATCGGTTGCTAAAAACACTCCCCATCTAGACAAAATGTCAGCATGTTCTACTTCTCTCACATCTTCTGATGGTGGTGAGAAACCCATAGTCTCGGCGTACTTCTGTCCCTCAGGAACGGACATCATTAAATAAAAATTACGCCGATCTATGTCCGTCATCACTTGGCATCCGCCCAGTTGTGCGCAACATTGCAAGACACCTTCAGGGGTACTCCGTGCAAGACAACACCGTCTCCCATGGCTTCAATAAAACGTGGCATGATGTCCTCCCAAGAGTTCTCTGGTACTGCGGTCACGATTTCGTCATGAACCTGTACCAGCATCCTAGTATCAGTTCCGTGGAGGGCTTTTTCAATGTCAATCATGGCTATCTTGCAGATATCAGCCGCACTGCCTTGGACTACGGCGTTAATCGCCTGTCTCTCGGCTCTAGAGCGCTTCTCATCGTCTGTGGACTTAATGTCAGGCAGACGGCGTCTACGACCTGTCAGGGTCTTTACGTAGCCTTTGGCACGGGCTTGGGAGATAACGTGGCGCTTCCACTGGGTCAGTCCTGCAAACTGCTCGTAGTAGCGGTTGATCATGTACTTGGCACGGTCCTCAGGGATACCTGTGGTGCGAGCCAGTTTCATATAACCACCGCCGTAGGCAGTCAAGAAGTTAACGCCTTTACCAATTTGGCGCTCTTCGCTGGTCACCTCTGATACATCCTTACCAAACAACAGAGCCGCCGCACCTGCGTGAATGTCAATGTCGTTGTTAAAGATGTGGATCAACTCAGGATCCTTGGAAAACATCGCCATCACTCGTAGTTCAATTTGGTCGTAGTCAGCCACCATCAAGGTGTAGCCCTCAGGAGCAATAAACAAACTACGAATACTGGACTCACGTGGAATGTTCTGCAAGTTCGGGTTGGACGCAGACAGACGACCTGTAGCGGTTCGGTGCAGGTTGTATGACGGGTGCAACCTACCTTTGGACAACTTAGGCAACAAGCCATCAACATAGGTTGACTTTAACTTCTGTGTTTCCGACCACTGGAGGAGCAATGTCAATGCTGGGTGCTTTGACTCCAAGCGCTTCAATGACTCTTCGTCTACGGATGGCGCTCCACCTTTTGTTTCTTTAAATGGTTTTAGTCCCAAGCCACCTTCACGCTTCTTGTTGAACAAGAACGCTTGCTTGTGTTTTGTGGAGTCAGGGTTAAACCCAACAGGTGCGTACTTGGACAACTCCAACAGGATTTCACGCATTTTGTTGTCCAGTTCTTTACCAAGTCGCTTAAGTTGTTGCGAGTCAACTGGGATACCTTCGTTCTCCATCTGCATCAATACACGCAATACCTCGGAGTCTTGGACAACCACACGCTTTAAATCGTCTTGGTTTTTAATACCGTTCCACAAACGCTCGTACAGCATCCATGTCCAACGAGCATCAAGGTGCACGTAGCGCCCTGCCACATCAAAAGGCACGTCATCAATGATCTTTCCCAACTTACCTTCTCGGAAGTAAGCGTCATGCTTGCCATAGTTGTGTTGGATGAGGCTCTCTAACGAGTAAGACATCATGTTCTCGTCTAGGGCATGCTGTAACAACATCGTGTCTCTAAAAGGTGCTGTCGGCATCTCTTCGTAGTACTTGCTGATTGAGCGAGCGTCAAACTTTACGTTGTGACCTACTTTAATCAAGTCACTGAAGAACAAAGGCTTCAGAGTTTCAAACACAACCGAGCGAGACAACTGCTCTGGTGCTGGAGCATACTCAGCAGGTATGTAGTAACGAGCCTTAGCCGTTGACTCTTGTCCGTTCTTGAGTACTTTGCGGTAACCCTCAGGTGGAACGGTGGTACCGTCACCTACTTCTTCAGGTTTGATGATGACACCACGACTGTGTCCCATAGGGATAGCCCATGAGTGACCTTTAGTAGCGATACCAATCCAAAAGACCTCATTGCGCAAAGGATCAAGCGCAAGCATCTTTCGGTAATCTCCCTCTATCTTCTCCCGTGCTTTACGACTGATGTCAGGCGAAGGGTTCTTTAGTTTGGAGACGTGCGCTTTCCATTCCTTTTCAATGTGTTCAAGAAGGTCGGGATGGCGAGAAAGGATTCCACGGGACTCAATGTCAAACGCAAAAGCCCCAACACTTTGGATAATGGAAATGATTTCATGTAATTCTTCGGTGGTAGACACAACATGGGGCGCTAGGCGCCCCATGTCATTGCCTTTACTAGTTGTCACGGCTTAGTTATTGAAGCCGAGTTCTTCTGATGCAATCTGCACCAAGTCACGCTTGGAAGGCACCTGAATGATGTCTTCGGTGTAAGCCGTTTCGGCAAACTCAGCGAGTTGAGCGCTGGTCAATGGAGTCAAACCCCATTCTTCAAGATCAGCCGCTTTGACCATCTGAAGCAAGGTGGACGATGTTGCGCCCTTACCTGTGCGTGAGATAGCCCAGTAGTGCTTATCAAGAGGACCAGTGCGGTCGCTGTTGTGGAAGTTCTTCAACTGGTCAATAACTCGTGGACCAATCTCCAATGAACGAAGTGCTGGCTCTTCACCTTCGGTGAGAAGTGCAACGTTGAAGTTGTGACGCTTGGATGGGCGGTTGCCTGCCTTGCAAAGTGGGCAATCTTCACCGATGCAAACGAATGACTTCTGACCCGAACGCTCAAGCCAGTGCTGACCATACGAGGCGTATGGAGCATCACCAATGAAGCGGATGATCTGTGTGTCTTCGCTCAACTTGAGGCGAACAGCGTAGTTACTGTCACCAGTCTTTACGGAGTCAACACCACTCCAACCACTGCGGACAACACGGCGAGCCTTTGGAGCATCGTCTTCGTCTACAGCAACTGCTGGGCGTGGCTTAAAGGTAACCTCGTCTTCGGAGGATGTAACTTTCTTTTTACGAACAACGGGTTGAAATTCCTGCTCGTCATCTTCAAAGTCTGTAAATGGCATCGTTTTTCTTTCTGTGATTTATTTTGGATAGTTGTTTGATGTGTGATTTGCAAACCCCGCCCAATCTGCTTTCGCAGTGTTTAGGTTAAAGGTTTGTATTGCTTCAAGTAGAAACTCTACCTGAGACAAACTGTAAAGCCTACGTCCTTTTGAAGATTTATCAGGAAGTTGCATACCTTTTGGTGGAGGCGTGCGATACGTGGCTTTAGGAATCCAACCCCGTGACTCCCACATACGAATAGTCACAGGTTTCTTGTTTAATGCGATTGCTAACTGACCAATCGTAAACATCTGAATGTCTTCATCATTGACACGATAGACCTTTGATCTAGCACCATTAAGCCGATCGGCTATAGGTAGGTGCTGGTTTCTCTTTTTAGCGTTAGGTCTGTTCTTGGGCACACGAGCACCTGGGTAGTCAGGCAGATCGCCAAACATCTCAAGTGCTTTGTCTTTCACGCTTTGAATGCCCATGTTTCTTTTTCAACATAAAACGCACTGACAGTTTCTTCGTACTCTTTGTGCTCCCATGCAAACTTAACAAGGTTGTCTTCGTCTACAACTTCAATGACTTTCTTAAGAGAATCCCAATGACCGTTGGAGCGTGCCCATTGTTCTACAGCCGTAACGTCCAGCGAACGGGATACACGGCGCTCACGCTTTAACTCATAAGCACCAACCTTCAACCACTGGTGTCCCTTGTCATCGGTGTAACCAAAGACAGTGACAGCCTCAGTCAATTGCTTTTTCATTTCGCCTAATCGCTTTTCAAGAATGTCAACAGTCTCTTTGGACTTCTTGAATTCTTCTGCAAGGCGCTCCATGTGAACCTCATCAAAATCTTTGATGATTGATTCCTCCGCTGGTTTTTCCCTCTTTACTGTTGCCATGTTTATACCTCCGAGTTGGATATGAAGTCTGAAAGTGTACCGATAGTCAATTCAAATTTACCTTGGCTATCATAATTTCCGTCAATAAAAGCCTCATTGATGCCCCGCTTCTGTTGAAGCATTTCATACTGGCGCTCTTCAATGGAACCCTTCATAACGAATGAAGCCACGGTAACATGGGGGTGTAACGAAGATAGACGGATGATACGAGCCTCTCGTTGGTCCAGTTTTCCAGCGCTCCATGGCA